TCAACTCATGAAAGTATCAATGAGTTGGATTATTGCCTATGATCGGATCGAGCCAGGTGGGGCAACGGTGCACGATGGAATGTTCAGAAGTGTCGATTCGAGTGTCAACCTCCTGAGACAAATGGCAAAACGAAAGCACCCAGTTTCGATCGTAAATATGGATGATTTGCTTTCGGTTCAGCTGCAGCGGTCAGAGGTTGATGGGTCAGTTCGTGGAATGCAGTTTGTCATAACAGACCTCAATATCACTGCCGCACGCCGAACGAGCGACCCAAGCAATGGAAAGGCTTCGTCCCCGTCGCGCATCGCTGTAGCGCAGTGCGAAATGACGTTGCAGGAAATACCCATCGAGACGGTGCAGATTGCCACTCTGCCCAATCTTCAAATCCCTTTTGTTCCCCCGAACGCGCCCCGTGGGGGTGGGATACCAGCACTTCCTGACCCGGGGTTCCTACCAATATCCCCACCTCGTTCAATTGTTCCCGAGGCACTCAATACAGCGGCTGGCCCATAATGATTGATGATGTCAACAAAAGCTGGGATATACTTTTCGGCGATCTAGCAACCGGGCAAATGGCCAAGGTACGCGACTCGATTATTTCGGTCAATGTCAGTTACTCGACGACAATGTGTACCCAGCTTCAGATCGAGATGATCGACCCCAACTTCTCAATGCTGGCAAGCAATTATTTCATCATTGGCCGCGACATTGTTTACAGGTCTAAGGCATTTCCCGCATTTTCTGGCAGCAATTTTGCTCAAGAGGATGACAAGGGACGATTGGTCCACCTCTTTGAAATTGCTTCCGTAGAAGTGCGCCCTTCTAGTGGTATTTCACCGTCAATTGTTGTGCAGGCCAGAACAAAGGCAGTACAACAGATGAAACGCGACAAAAACCCAGGGGCAATCAAAGGCACGAGTTCAGACTTTGTTTATGCCGCCGCATTGAAGTATGGGTTGAAGCCAATTATTCAGAAGACAACGAAATCCCGCCAGATCAATAAAGCAAGCGGAGACAGGCAGGCAGACTCAACATGGGATGTTTTGTCGAACCTTGCCAGTGATGCAAAGTTCATGCTTTTTGAAACGGACGGAATGCTCTTCTTCTGCTCGATGGATTATCTGATGGGCCGCTGGGGAGTTGTCCAAATTCAGCACGATTTCTTCAGGGATAGTAAAAATAATGTAATGGTGAGCCCAATCAACGTAATTAATATTCCCTGGCGCCCTTTTACGCAAAATGAACGAGAATATAAATTTTACGAAAGGGGCGAGGAATGGGATAAGTGGCAGGGGGCATCGACTACAAAGTATGACGGTCTGCTAATCCCATTAGAGATGCCAACACTTCGACGATCAGATAATGACCCTTTCGTCGTGTCAGGGTCCGTACGACTGGATAGGTATGGTGGAATAATGGTGCGTCCGGGGATGACGCTCAACCTCGGTGGTATACCAACATTCGAAGACATATATATGGTCTCAGATGTCTCTTTTGACCACTTCTCGTCACAGCCTGTGTCAGTTGAATTCACCAAGCCAGAGCGAGAGGGTAAATATATTCAGACGTTTGCCACAGGACCCACTTTCGCCGACTATAGCGCTACGACACAAGCATCTCCCCTGATTTCCACAACAAGGATTATCTAAAATGGCAACCCGAGGTACGGTAACTCACTCTGGTGGAGCAAGTGCTCCACTGCAACCGAATGGTTGCTATATAGGAACAGTTACAGCAGTCACTGCGCCATTGGCGGCAAAAGTCCGCATATCATCCCTGGGCATAACTGTTGGTCCGTGCAGGGCCGTCGATGGGGTTGTGCTTGAAAAGGGCAAGCAAGTTCTTTGCATATTTCTTAACGGTCGGCTTTCTGAAATGGCTATCATTGGAAACATCTCTGGTGTTGCAGGAGATTCCGGCGTATCCACAGATGGTTTGACGCTTTTAATTGCCTCACAGCTATATCGGTAATACATTGACAGGATGTTGGCCGACAATTATCTAATTAAACAAACTAGGTTGCCATCCGGGACGCGTGCTCCGGGCATAATTGCGATTGCGAGTACACTGTATCTAGAGGTCATATATGGATTGTCTTAAATTCCCGCTGCAATTCGACACTTCCGGATTCGTTAAACTCGTTGACGGTAGTGACGATTACTACAAGCAGCTACTGAGCATCTGCGCTCGCACTGAGCCGGGCGTGAGTCCACTATTCCCGGATTTCGGTGTTCTAGACCCAACACTCATGGTCGTGGATCGTGGTCAATTTATTATTAATGCTGCACGTTATGTTCCGGAGATTCATATCGGCACGGTGGACTCGTTTATTGATAACCAGGGCGGGATGGCGCTCTCCTTCACCTTCTCCAGGAGAAATGTATGACTTCCCCCGATTTCACCCCATACATCGACCTCACCCCACTGGATGTCGATCCTGCAGCGATCTATACGGGGGCAATTGAGCTGGCCCGACTAACCATTCCTGAGTTCACTCTTCGGCAGGGGACTCCAGAGGATGCGTTATTTCAGGCCATGTCTTTCGTCTCCGCGCTTACCGTTGGGGCAATTAATCGCCTTCCGCCGAGACTCATGGTTGGGCTTGCAAACATTCTGGGGTACACGAAGTTCGGTGGGACGCGGGCAACGGTCGATGCGACAATCACCCTCGTTGATTACGATGCCGGGACAATCCCATCGGGGGCTATCTTTGGTTGGAATTATGAAGACTCGACTGGCGACACATTCCAGTATGCATTTGAGTTGGTCGAAAATCTCGACATAGCCGCTGGAACGCCGCCCACCCTCCCCAGTGGCGTGGCCACCCTCAGATCGGTGACTCCAGGACTATTGCCAAATCTCCCAGCAGGAACAGAACTTGTTGTCGTAACTACAGATACGTCCATAGATACGGCTATTACGACGTCAACATTCGTTAATGGCGAAGACCCTGAGAATGATACAGAGTACATGGATTCCGTAACAACATATCTACGGTCCCTCTCGAGCAATATCTCAACCGGAGCTCAGGCGCAGGCGGCGATTCTTAGCAACTTCCGAGATGTCGGTCGCTGCAAGGTGTACGACCTAACAAATCCAGCGGGCGCCCTAGGTATTGGCGATGGACCAGAACCAGGCTATGCAACGGCATTCGTCTATGGACGCGGTAGACAGATGACAGTATCCGAGCGTGCCGCAATTCAAACGTATCTAGAAGGGCGAATTAATGCTAGCATCATCCAGGATGTTCTGCCTTACAATCTTTGCGGTATCGGGGTTCGCATCTCCCTCGTGTACGACGATTCATATGAGTTAGCTGCAATCTCTGGTGCCGTCTCGGCAGCTATTGAGTCATTCCTGTCCCCCGACCAGTATCCGGCCTTCGACGATACCGTGAGGTCATCAGCTGTTCTTGCTCAGGCGATGAAAGTCGATGGCGTTCTTTACGTTCAGAGTGTTACTCTGCAACCAATTAATGGATACACCTCGGAGCAGTGGCTTGATTGTCGAGTCGCAACAACGTCAAGCATCACAATTTCAACAGCACTAAATCCGGGTGACATTCTTGACGGTGTAACTCTCGCAAGTGGTGACCGCGTTCTAGTAAAAAACCAGTCGGGCAACCCCGAGCAAAATGGAATTTATGTTGTTGGCACAACTCCCGTTAGGGCATCTGATGCAAACGAACCTGGAGAGTTCGCCAATAACAAAATTGTCTACGTGCAGGAAGGCACCCAGTCAAACTACTATGTGCTGTCAACTCCCGGGCCGTATACAATTGGATCTACTTCTCTAACATTTAATACTTCAGTTGGCTTTTCTGAACTAATATTTTCACTCAAGGGCTCGTTGCCTGACGTATCGCTTGGGTCCGTGACCGTCACACTTACTGGACAGACCGTCTGATGCCGTCAACTACTAATTACCTGCGAGATACTGATTCTCTTCGTCGATTCATCGATGGACTGAGTACTCAGCAAACGCCGCGATACTTAAATGGCAATGGTGAGCCACTTCATCGCTGGGAGATAACGAACGGCTCTGGTTCCGTAATATCGAGCACCGTAAAACTTCCCAGCTGCAATACGTTGCAGATTTCTCCATCATCGGCGTCGGCAGTTACCCTACATCTTCACGGAACCGACGTTCTAGGTACCGTCTTTCTGCAGAGAACCATAGTTAGGTATTTATTCCATTCACTTCTGCTCTGTGATAACCCTTTGACGGTATTCACCCGCTTGTACTCGAGTTTTTCGCCAGAAGCGTCAGTTGCAATGGCAACAACCGGTGGGGAATTCACGGCATGCCGTTCAAATGTCGTAGTCCTGGATCAAGAAAAATCTCTACCATCTGCCGGGTATCAAGGTTCCAATGTAGACCTAAGCGTCGAGATATCCATCGAAGGTCATGGTGGTTTTCCAATTTACATGACCTTCCCTTCACTTATTGATGCTGATGCTTGGAGATTCAACTCGTTTATGCGGAGTTGCGCCCGCTACATGCCCACGATGTACAGGGACATCGATGAGGTTCAGGAGCCGGAATATACGTTCTTCAAACTAATCGACGCTATATCTCATGCTGGCGGCGATGCGATGGATGTCTATGGTCGCTGGTTTAGGTTTGAACCGGACGAGCTTCCATCGGACGCAGAAGAAACAGAGATTTGGGTAAGGAGTAGCCTTACTGATGGTTCTATAGCTCGAAGCGGAACGCTACCGTGGATGGCAAACACAGTTGGGAACCCACTGCTTTCTCAAACGTACGGGATTGATCCGACTACTTCAGAAACAGTCGGGTGGCAGAATGTGTCATATCCGCTCGATATGACCACCCTCATCGATGTAGATCTAGTCTCCGTTGACGGAGTATCAATAGTGAATGACCTTGTCGTGGTTGACAAGTGGCTGCCAGTAATTACCGCGTCAACAACGACGCTCGATACGTCTACCGATATTATTGATGGGGCAGTCATAGGTGGAGTCACGGTTTACACGGGTGATCGGGTTCTACTGAAGGACCAAATTGCCACTGAGCAAAACGGGATATACGTCGTTGTGTCGTCTGGTTCATCAAGTCGCGCAACTGATGCCGATAACGATGCGGAGTTCACTACTGGGAAGTCCGTACAGGTTACTTCTGGAATATACGCAGATACGTATTGGGCAGCAAGTGTACCGGCTTCATTTACTATTGATACATCGCCTATTTCATTTGCGGTAAATCCACACCCAGGCGTAGTTGATGGGGTGGACCTTTTTGATACCGCAGTCGTGCTATTGATCAATCAAGTTGCTCCAGAAGAAAACGGCGCATACCTTGTGTCAGACTCGTCTGTAGCCACACGGATATCGGAACTTTCCACTTCAACACAACTCGTTGATATGACCTGCTTCGAAGCGGCGTCAGGCGATGCCTATGCGGGTTCTCTCTGGCGCCTATACATAGAGCGCCCCCAAACGATAAATGTAGATCCGTTGCAAATTGTTGAAGTTGACAGAATTCTCGACTTCAAGCGGTCGCAAATATCTACGGCAATGTATGGACATGGAGCTGGAAGTATCCAGTCAATACGTGATGCAGCACAACGCCTTCTTAAGGGAAATAGAAGTGTAGCCATCTCCCCCAACTCGCCAAACGATTACTACATTACAGTAAAAACTATTTTTAGCGAGACTCCTGGTGTTGACGAGGTTCCATCCTGGTCGGCGTGTCGTGTTGCAACTACAGAGGACATCTTCCCACTTTCAACAATGATTGCCGGGACAACGGTTGATGGAGTTGTGCTGAACGCATCTGACCGCGTTCTTGTTAAGTCTCAAGTTTATGGTGCACAAAATGGGATTTATGTAGTGAATACTTCGTCTTCACCAACCAGAGCTACCGATGCCAATGAACTCGGAGAATTTGTCGACGGTAAAGTTGTCTACGTGCAGGAGGGGGACATTTTCGGTGACACATATTTTGCCTTTGAGGGCCCGCTCAGTGGGCTTGACATGATGTATCCCGTGGTGTTCAACCGGGCAACCAACCTGGGTGATTCTGATGCAATCATCAAGGCCATCGAACCCACCCGCCCAATTGGCTTCCAGTTTATTCATGAAACAATCGATAAGTTCTCGTTTACATTTAATAGCCCATCCCTCGGTCGCCTCGACCAAGGGGTTTTGAGGTAGTCATGCCTGCATTGTCGGGAGTCAGATACAGCACCTATGCAACGGGCGACGAACTAAGTGCTGCAGAGATGCAAACCTATGTGGCAAACCAGGTTGTCATGTCATTCGCGAATGAAGCAGCGCGAGATAGTGCATTGAGCGGAAGCCTCGTGGAGGGAATGGTTGCTTACTTGCAAGACGTCGAGTACCCGACAATTTATGACGGGACAAGTTGGATTCGATATGCCAGAACTCAGGACGTCGCAGCCGTAGATACGCGCACGACTTTAATCAATCAGTTCACGACCATCTAAGGACAGACCATGCCCGGCTATAAACGATTTTCCAGCAATCAAATCATGACAGCAGAAAATTTTATGGATTTTCTCATGAATCAAGCTGTCATTGTTTGCGACACGGAATCTGACCGCGATACAAACCTGGCACCATATTTTCGGGAGGGGATGACGTGCTACATGGAGGATACGGACCAGCTCGTCACCTATGACGGAGCAAACTGGGTGCGAATGGCCACCTACACAGAGGCTTCAACTACCTATGCGCCAAGAGATAATGACATTTTGATGTATATGAACCAAATGATTCCTTGATTGAGTATAATAAACATACCCTTTCAAGGAGGCAATATGTCAATAGGTTTCATTAAGGATACTGCAGAGCGCGCAGCTCGGACCTTCCTTCAGGCATACCTATCCGTATGGCTGGTCACAGGGGCCGACTTCGATGGCCTCGTCGATACAGAAAACCTCAAGGCTGGCGTCGTAGCTGTTGCCTTGTCGGTTGCCATGAGCATGGGCTTAAAGAAGGTCGGACCCAATAAGGATTCTGGCTCAGTACTCTAATAGTCGCAGCAAGATAGCGCTAAACTCATCTACAATTGGGGTGAGTGCACGAGGAGCGTAAGTCATGCTGGCTGGCATCTACAACATCGTATGCGAGCAGGGAACAACCTTCACGCGCGTCATAACGCTTGAATTCCCGGACGAAACGGATCCAGAGATATTTCTTCCTTGGGATTTCACTGACTATACCGCCAGAATGCAGATACGGCGGACGCTCAATTCAACAACTCCAATGATCGAGTTGACGACGGAGAATGGTGGAATCACTTTCAGCAATCCGGCACAGGGTGAACTGACGGTCAGCATGAGCGCGACAGAGACTGCGGCGCTTACTTCTGATGGCGTTTATGACCTAGAGATCATCAATGACGCGGGTGAGGTTTCCCGCCTCATTCAGGGGAACTTCACTTTGAACCTTGAGGTCACGAGGTGAGCACTGCGAATAATATTCCCAATAATGTATTGATTCAACAGGATACGCCAAATCAAGTCATTATTAACCAGGATTCTCAGAACCTGGTTACCGTCAGAACCGGAACGATCACCAGCGGTGCCACCCGTCGGCACGTCCATACGCAGACCGTTGCCTCGGATACCTGGATAATCAACCACTCCCTAGGGGGAAAACCTTCTGTAACTGTTGTCGATACTGGAGATAACGTCGTTCATGGTGATGTACAATACATCTCAGGTACACAAGTCGAGTGCTCTTTCAGTAGTCCATTTGCCGGTAAGGCATATCTAACTTAAGGAAACAAGATGGCCCAGAACTTCTTGACAAGTATTGACCTCAATGGCAACCAGCTTATTGATGGTTACCTCATCCGGGCAATCGTCGAAAATCTGGCTGGAACCACCCCTAGCAGCGCCGCCGACGGTCAGTTGTACTACGACTCAAACAGCGATACGCTCTATGTGCGCGCCGACGGCGCCTGGGCCCCAATTGTTCGCGGCGTAAGTACCACAACCACCGCAGTCACTGCAACCGTTGACGCTGGTGGCATCATTGCCATTTCAATTGCTGATGTTGTCAACAACGGTGCCTCGGGGTTGATGACTGGCCTCGACAAGAAGAAACTTGATGATGCAACCTCCAGCAATACCAACTCCACATTGGTTCTTCGCGACGCTGCCGGACGTTTTCAGGCAACCGCTCCGTCAGCTGACCTCGACGTTGCCAACAAGGCATATGTAGACGGAGCTCGATCAGGTCTCGACGTCAAGCAATCGGTCCGCCTGGCTACCAATGCGGCGCTCTCAGCGTATACGCACTCCTCGGGAGTATTGACTGCTTCAGCCGATGGTGGTCTCGTCATTGATGGAGTGACACTTAGCGATCCTGCGGATGTCGGAATTCGTGTACTCGTCAAGAATGAAACGTCATCAAACGAGAAATATAACGGTATTTATACTGTTACCGCAGTTGGTGACGGCAGCAACCCATGGGTACTGACCCGCGCAACTGACGCAGATCAGAGTGCTGAAGTCACATCTGGCATGTTCGTATTCGTTGAGCAAGGAACAGCGTGGTCTGATTCTGGCTGGGTATTGACAACCGATGGCACTATTACCCTTGGTACGACGGCCCTGACATTTGTTCAATTCTCAGCTGCTGGTCAGAGCATTGCGGGCAACGGTCTCACTAAGGCTGGAAACACCATCGATGTCGTCGGTACAGCTGACCGAATTGTTGCAAATGCTGACAGTATTGACATTGCTTCCACTTACGTTGGTCAGTCTTCGATTACTACTCTCGGTACGATTGCAACCGGCACATGGCAAGCAACAGATATTGGGATTGCCTATGGTGGTACGAATGCCTCGACAGAGGCTGACGCTCGAACCAATCTTGCCGCGACCACTGCGGGCTACTCGACGAGTACGCCAGTCTTGGCGCGAGTCTCCGCTCAAACAATCGGAGATACGTCAAGCACATCCTATACAATCACCCATAATTTTGGTACTCGTGATGTAACTGTGCAGATATATGACTCAGCAACCTATGATACGGTCTATGCTGATGTTGTCCGTACAAATACAAATACAGTCACAATCACGTTTGCGTCGGCACCCAGCACCAACGCTTACCGGGTGGTCATTAGCGGCTGACATAACTAACCCTGTGGGGTTGGTTCACAACTGAACATCCATCAGGGTTGAGGCTCTATGGCATTTAAAATCTTTAACCTAATACGCGCTCGCTTTTTCAACTCAGCGAGCGACACGGCCATGGAAGTTGGCCCAGCAGGCGAAGTTCAACCGCGTCTGACCATTGACGCTGGCGGCAAGATTTCATGGGGTTCAGGAACTTCTGCTGTTGACACTACGCTTTACCGTGATTCGCCCGATTCACTTAAAACTGATGATGCGTTCAGGGCTGGGTCCCTTTATGTCGACGGCATTGAGATCGACACCACGGGTGCGACTGGTCCGCAGGCTCTCATCTATGACGGTACAAAGTTTGCGCCGTCATCAATCCCTCTATCTCTAGATGGGCTCAGCGATGTTGTCATCACTAGCCCACAAGAGTTTCAGACACTTGAGTACAACGGTACTAACTGGGTAAACCAATATTCGTCTGTCGTTACCTATGTCCGTAATGCCGAGGCAACGACACTTACTACAGGCACAGTTGTCTACCTTTTTGGCGCCACCGGAGACCACGCGTCCGTTAAGAGGGCCGACAACGACTCTGATACAACCTCATCAAAAACTGTCGGCGTAGTTGGCGCAAATATTGCGGCATCAGAAAACGGGCCAGTAATTACCCGGGGTTACGTTGACGGAATTGACCTGTCTACTGGCTACGCCGCCGGTGACATTCTATGGCTTGGCGAGAATGGCGCGTTCACCACAACTAAACCATCCGCGCCTGAGCATCTTGTGTTTATTGGTGTCGTTGTTCGCGCTACGAATAACGGCATAATTTATGTAGCAGTACAAAACGGCTACGAACTTGATGAACTTCACAATGTTGCCATTGACCCACTGACGCTGGCTAATGGCGATGTAATTCGCTACAACAGCACCACAGGGCTTTGGGAAAATGTTCAGGCCGTTGGTCCCACTGGCGCAACGGGAGCAACCGGCCCCACCGGCGCGACAGGTCCTACTGGTCCCGCTGGACAGGACGGTCAATCGTCTTCGTTCTACGACTATAAAATTGACACAAATACTACGTCTGGAAATCCAGGGACTGGCCTGCTGGCCTACAACAATGCCAGTCAGACTTCGGCAACTCAACTGCAGATTAACCACATTGACCAAGATGGTTATGACATTGATTTGTTCCTTGGTCTCATCAAGCAAAACGACACAGTCGTTATTCAGGATGCCGCAAACTCGGCCAATGCTCAGACCTTCAGAGTTACTGGGGCAATAACTGACTTCGGCAATTCGTATGTAACAGTTCCAGTTGAGATTGTTTCGTCAACAGGCACAGGCACGACAGGTTTTGCCGACGACCTGTCCGTACTCCTGGTCATCGCGAATGTTGGCCCGACCGGTCCTACTGGCCCTACGGGTCCCACCGGTGCTGCTTCTACCGTTACGGGTCCAACCGGACCCACCGGTGATACCGGCCCCCTTGGCCCCACGGGACCCACAGGAGATGTCGGGCCAATAGGTGATACTGGACCCCAGGGCCAGACTGGACCAACTGGACCAACGGGAGCACCGGGCTACATAGGAGCGGACGGCGCAACTGGGCCAACTGGCCCCCAAGGTGATACTGGACCAACTGGCCCCACTGGGGCTGCCTCTGATGTAACTGGTCCAACTGGACCTCAGGGCGAGACTGGACCAACTGGCCCTCAGGGCGAAACTGGACCGCAGGGTATTCAAGGGGAGACTGGGCCAACTGGCCCCCAAGGTGATACTGGACCAACTGGCCCCACTGGGGCTGCCTCTGATGTAACTGGTCCAACTGGACCTCAGGGTGAGACTGGCCCCCAGGGGCCAACTGGGGCAACGGGTCCCGATGCGCGGGTCACCGTATCTACCACAGCCCCAACTGCCCCCAACGAAGGGGATCTATGGTTCAACTCTACTGAGGGGCAACTCTTCTCGTATTATGACAGTTTCTGGGTTGATATTTCTGGCGCACCAGGCCCTACTGGACCGACGGGAACTGCTGGAATCACTGGGGCAACCGGACCGACGGGCCCGCAGGGTTCATTTGGCGGCATCACCGTTGATTACACGTTCAGTTCAAATACCTCCGTGACAGACCCCGGGACGGGCTTTGTCAAATTCAACAACAGCGATCTTTCCCTTGCATCTTTGATGCTCATTGATGATGCAGATGATAACGCTACTGATATCCAATCTTTCTTGCGGACTATCGATGATTCGACATCAACCATTAAGGGTCACTTACGAATTTCTAATAAAGCCAACTCATCTGATTTTGCATTGTTCACGATTTCAGCACTATCAGAAGAAACTGGATTCTTCGAGGTATCCGTAGCCTACGTATCCGGATCAACAACATCCTTTTCCAACAATGAAGATGTCATCATCACATTTGCCAGAACTGGGGATGTTGGGCCTGTCGGGCCAACTGGACCAACTGGCGCCATTGGAGATACGGGACCCACTGGACCACAGGGTGATACAGGTCCCACGGGACCGCAAGGCGATACAGGACCACAGGGCGACACGGGTCCGATGGGAGAGACCGGCCCTCAGGGTATTCAGGGCGAAACCGGACCGACCGGACCTCAGGGTGAGACCGGGCCAACCGGCCCCCAGGGGGAGACTGGACCTACGGGTCCTCAGGGGGAAACTGGCCCCACTGGACCC